GTCCAGACCGTGGGGCGTCAGTACAGCGTGGACAACGAAGCCCGCATCAGCATCAGCGGCTTTGCCCTTAACTGCATTGAGGAATAATGACGAACGGAAACAAAACCATCAGCGGCACCCTGGACATCGGTGTGGAATTTGACGGCAGGCTGCACCGCGACTTCACCCTGCGCCTGCCCACCGTGGGCGATGAAATCGACGTATCAGAAGATGACAGCGTGCCAGAAAGCGGCTTTCGTGTAGCGCTCTTTGCCCGCTGTCTGACCGTGCTGGGCAGCATCCCTAAAGAGCAGATCACCTATAGCCTGCTGCACAGCGAGCTGGACAGCGGCGACTTCGGGATTCTGATCCGGGCGGCTGACGATCTGAAAAAAAGCGCAAAGCGATGAGCAGCGACTCCACCACTTCCGCTGCGCCTGCCTCCGGCTCGGACAGCACGGATACAGCGAAGCGCGAATCCGCGCCCTTAGTCCTGTAGCACTGGCGGGGGTGCTTGACGCCCTCGACCACGTCCAGAACCCCAAAGCCTGGCAGAAAAAACAGGCCGGCCAGAGCATCCGCTATATCAGCAGGCAGCGCGGTAAAAAGCGCCGCCGCGCTTCCCGCAGGAAATAACGCATGTCAGGACCCTTTGAAACGCAGATCGGGATTGGCATTAAAGACAACGCCACCCCCGGCATTACCCGCATCCGTAACGAAGTGCAGCGCATGCAGGAGGCGCGCGAGCGCCTCGGCGTGCGGGGTGAACATAGCATCAGGCGCGAACTCCAGCAGACCGAAGCGGCCATGAGCCGCCTGGCCCGCAGCGGCACGCTGGGGGCCGCCGAGCTTACCCGCGCGCAGGAGAAAGCCGCAGCAAAAATCAACCGACTGCAGAAAGAGATGGCCGAGGCTGAGGTGCGCAGCTATACCAGTCGTAACGCTGCCCGCGAAGCCTATACCGCGCTGGGTATCAGGAGTCAGCACGATATTCAGCGCGAAATCCAGCGCACCGAAGCGGCTTATAACCGCCTTGAGCGCTCCGGCGTGCTTTCCGCAACCGAGCAGAAGCGCGCTTATGAACAGATGACGCTCACGGTCAGTAAGCTGCGTCGTGAGCTGGGTGAAACAGATCGTCAGCAGCGCACGCTGGGCCAGAACATTCGCCGGGGTATGTCAGTCGTCGGTAAAGTTGGCGGAGCCATTGCCGGAGCAGGCCTGCTGCTGCGCGGCCCAATCAACGATGCCTCTGCCTATGACGCCACCCTGCGCCGTGAGGCAAACTTCGCCTATAGCGACCGCGATGTTTCAGGCCGCCAGGAAGGCATGAAGCGCATTTCAGACGCGGTAAGTGATGCTGTTGACAAAACAGGCGCATCGCCGGAAGAAGCCTTTGCTGCGCTGGAGACCATGTGGCGCTCTGGCGTCATGGGAAAAGAGAAGCCTTACCAGTATCTGAATAATGTATTACGTAACGCGGCTGCTACCGGTGCGGACGCAGAGTCCGTCGCAAACACTCAGGCCAGCGCGGTAACTTTGGCCTCAGCGATAAAGATGCGCCATCAGCCCTGAGCGTGCTGACCACAATGGCGCAGCACGGACGCATTGACGTACCGGAAATGGCACATGAGATGCCGCGCGGCCTCGAATCGGGCAAGTCTGCCGGATTTCATGGTCAGCGCGGCTTTGCGCAGCTGGCGGCATTTTTTGAGGCGTCAGCGATTGGTGCAAAAGATCCGCAGGATGCAGCGACCAATGCTAACGATTTCCTAGCCGAACTGACCGCTAACAATCTCCAGACCAGCGCTGAACGCATCAGAGTCAACGGACATAAGCTCGATGTTCGCGGCATGATGCGCTATGACCTGGCACACGGCAAAACGGCGCTCGATACCGTCACCGGCATTATCGGCAAGATGGACGAAAGCGATCCCGCCTACCGACGACTGAAAAAGCAGCTTACGGGTGCGCATACAGACCAGGAACGTGAGCAGCTCAACGCACAGCTTACCCAGATACATGGTCAGCATATTTCCCAGCTGTTCCCCAATCAGCAGGCCCGCAACGCTTACATCAACTTTGACCGTAACCGCGATTTCTACAACGCGCAGGTTAACGAGGGTGTAGATCAGTTTAATAAACCAGACGGTCAGCGCTCAGCCGATCAGGACTGGAAGCTGGTATCAGATGGTCCGCAGTGGAAGATGGATCGTGAAAAGCACATGGCTGTGGTGACCAGCAATAAAAGTGCCGGTGGCCTGGCGGCGCTCTGGGGTGATGTCATGAACCACGTCGCCGATCTTGAGAAGAAGTTTCCGGCGCTGGCCACGGCGGTTTCCGGCACAACCTCAGCCTTTCAGACGCTGCGGGACAGCGGTCTGGGGGGCGTGCTGGGTGGTGCGTTAGGAATGGCCGGTATCAAAAAAATCTTTGGCCGCAAACCGCCATCGGTTGCCGGTGCGGGCGAAGTCGGTGGAGAGGCAGCAGCTACGGCAGAAGGCGCTGAAGTCGCAGGAGGAGAAGCTGCTGGCGATGGCATTCTCAGCACTATCGGGCGCTGGATTATGGGCGGTGGCCGCGCCGTGGGTGGCGCTGCTGCAAATGGCGGTAAAAATCTCATCATGGATGGTCTGATTGATAACCCTGTCGCGCTGGCCATCGCCGGGCTGATCATGCCCTCCGACACTGTCAGCGGCAGCAGCGAGTCTGCCGAGCTGGCCCGCCTTAAGAACCAGAACGCCGGTAAAAATGCCCGCCAGACTTCGGCGGAAGCGCTGAACTATCTGCAGAGCTACCCCGGCCACGATGTCCCTGCAGGCGGCGGACCGGTCATTAAGCTGCCCGCCCAGCCCGCACCTAATGTCACCGTCAATATGTACATGGATGGCCAGAAGGTGTCCGACTGGGTCCATGCCGAAATCGAACGTAACGCCCGGAGGCACGGCGCATGACCGACTTTATCTCCCAGCTCGCCGCGCTGGCGGGCATCGATACCCTGATGCAGGCGTCCTTCCGGGGCGTTGAGTTCGACTGTCTGGCCACCCGCGACACGCTGGCCCGCACCACCGTTAACTATGCGTATCCGTATCGCGATGGTGCAACCGTCGAGGATCAGGGGCTGAACCCGGTCAACTTCCGCATTACCGCCTTTCTCTGGGGCCGCGACTGGAAACAGCAGTTAAAGTCGCTTATAACCGCGTTTAAAGCCAGCGGCCCCGGCGAGCTGATCCACCCGGTTTACGGCTCTATTCCGCGCGCCCAGTTTCTGGAGGCGGGCATCGAGAAGCAGGCCGAGACGATGGACGGCGTCACCGTCGAGCTGGTCTTTATCGAGTCCGGCGAGGAGCAGGCGCTGTTTGCAGCAGCATCCGCCGACCAGTCGGCACAGAGCATTACCTCAACCGGCAACAGCCTGCTGGACAGCGCCGCCTCCGCCTTCAGCACCGCCATGAGCGACCTGCGCGCACTCGAGAACGGCGTCGAGCGCATTAACACCATCGTGGCCGAGGGTGAATATGTCCTCGATAACGTCAGTGAAGAGATTCAGAGCGCCGCCGCCAGCGTCAGCAACCTGCTGGACACGCCCGCCGCGCTGGTCAGCGACCTCAAAAGCCTGGTCAGCACCTTCAGCGATACGCTGACCCTGACCGGCAGCGGCGTCACCTCCGGGTGGCAGCAGGCAACGCGGCTCGCGCAGCACGTTGTCAGCTACCCGGCTAAATACGTGCAAAACCGCAGCGTCACCACCATCACGAAGCCATTCCGCCTGCCGCTGAGTCAGGTCACCGCCGTGCGCGACAGCGACACGCAGCTTGTGACGCGCACCGTTCGCCTGGTCGCCGTCAGCGAGCTGGCAGAGGTCGCCGCCACCATCCTGCAGAACGAGAGCACCACGCCGTCGCTGACCAGCACCCAGATTGAGCAGGTTACTAACAGCGTACGCACTGTGATTGTGGATGCGCTCACCGACCAGCGGACCGCGCTCCAGACCGCCGAGACGCTGGCCCGCGCCAGCGGCCTAACCTCAGACGGTCGCGTACACGCCACCATTATCACGCACCTGCAGACGCTGGCACTGACTCTGCAGCGCCAGGCGGCAGCACTCATTCAGCAGCGCCCGCCGCTCATTACCCGTACCGTCACGCGCCGCTGCAACCTGCACCTGCTGGCCTTTGACTGGTATACCGACGCCAGCCGCGCCGGGGAGCTGCTGCGCCTGAATCCGTCTCTCGGCAACCCCAACGATATTCAGCCAGGAATGACCCTCTATGCCTACGCAAAATAACGTCACCGCAAAACGCAGCACCACTGCAGCTGCAGCCGATGAACGCCTGACCCTGACGGTCGGCGGCAAAACCCACAGCGACTGGACGCGGGTTACTGTAGCAGCAGACTTTCTGACGCCTGCAGGCCAGTGGCAGCTCGATCTGGGCATAAGCGGCGCATCACTGCCCGCTGAAGTGTGCGAAGGCGCGCGCGCCGTGCTCAGCGCGGGCCGCGACGTACTGATGACCGGCCTGATTGACGACATCAACCACGCCGTGCTGCGCGGTCAGCACATCCTGACGCTCACCGGCCGCGATGAAGCCGCCGTCCTGGTCGACTGCAGCGCCCCCATCTTCACCGAGCAGAAGATGACGCTGCAGGAGGTTATCGCCAGGATTGTCCGTCCGCTGGGTATCAGCAAAATCAGCATCCGGGCCGACAGCGCCACCGCCCCCCCCAGAAATTCACCATCGAACCGGGCGACACCGCCTGGAGTGCGCTGATGAAGGTTGCCGAAGTCAGCGGCCTCTGGCCGTGGATTGCCACGGACGGTACGCTCATCATCGGTGGCCCGGATTACAGCGCCGCGCCGGTTGACTCGCTGGTGATGAACCGCGACGGCACCGGTAATCTGCTTTACCTGACGAAGCACACCAGCATCGCCGGTCGCTATTCTGAGGTCACCGTACTCACGCAGGGTCACGCAACGTCCGAACGCAACGGCGTACGCAATCATAAGGGCACGATCAAGGACAGCGGCTTTACGCTCTATCGCCCACACATTCAGGTCATGGGCGACACCGACACCGACGAAGAAGCCACCACCCGCGCCCGTAAGCTGCTGTCTGACTCGCGGCTGAAGGCGCTGACCATCACCGCCGTGGTGCATGGCGTTCGCACCACGGGCGGCACCGCGTGGATGCCGGGCCAGCGCGTCGCCGTTAAAAGCGCCATCCACAACATTGACGCCATTTACTTCATCATGGGCCGGGAAGTTCGCGGCGGACGTGGCGCACCACTTACCACCACGCTCACTCTGAAAGAGGACGGCATCTGGACCCCGGACGCCTACCCCAAATCACGCCACAAGAAGAAGGGAAAACAGCAGGTGCCGACCTATCACAGCTGGGAGGAAATTCCATAATGGACATCACCGGCATCATCAACCGGCGCATTGCCACCGCGCTGGACAGCATCCGCAAACCGTTTCGCGCAGCACTTACGCGCATCACCAGCACCGGCGGCGTGATGACCGCCTAGCTGGACGGCCTGGCGGGCGAGACACTGCAGGAGGTGGAGGTGTTCCAGCACTTCGGCATCACCTCCGTGCCGCCAGAGGGCGCGATGGCCATCGTCATTCCGCTGGGCGGTCGCACCAGCCACGGCATCGTGGTGGCCACTGAGCACAGTGAATACCGCATTCAGGCCCTGAAGCCCGGCGAGGTGGCCATCTACAACAGCGACGGAGCCAGCATTACGCTGAAAAACGGCAAAGCCATTCACATGGAGTGCGATGCGTTCACTATGGACTGTAAGACCGCCGCTATTAACGCCAGTGAGTCCATCACCTTCACCACCCCGGACTTCTCCACCTCAGAGAACGCCACCGTCAAAGGTCTGCTGACCGGCAGCGGCGGCATGAGCATTTCCGGTGACAACGGCAGCGGCGCAGCGGCCAGCTTTGCGGGCAGCATCAGCCACACCTCCGGCTCGATCAGCTCCGTCAGCGTTAAAATTAACGGTGTCGAGGTCGGTAAGCATATTCACCCGACCCCGGACGGCAACTCCGGCCCGATGCAGGCGGGCTAAGCCGCAAAACCCACAACCAGCCCGGCAAGCCATTGCCGGGCTATCCTCCCGACCATCATTTCACAAAACACCCGCAATATAATCCCGCACCCCGTCTCACCCCTGTCACTCACTCACAATTCGCGCGCGCGATACGCTGCCCGGCATGGACAGAATGATTGATCCGGCAACAGGCGACTATAACGGTGAACGCACCACCGGCCTGGAGAACGCCGCACAGATGCGCCTCAGGACCCCGCAGGGAAGCTATCTCTTTAATACGGAACTGGGGTCAAAGCTGCATCTTCTGCCCCGTAAGGACACGGAGCAGACCCGCGCGCTGGCTGAGCAGTACGCCTTTCAGGCGCTCTCGCCGCTCATCACGGACGGTCGCGCGACGGCGATCTCGGTCACCGCCTCCCGTAAGCTGCCGGGCTGGCTCTCTCTTTCTGCCCGCATTACGCAGGCTACCGGTGAGGTGGCCACCTTTGAACACCCGGTAAAGGTGAGCTGAGATGCCGCTCAACATTCCCGCGCAGGCCGACATTGCCGACAGCTACCTCGACGAGGTCAGTAACCAGCTGCCGGATGCGGACGTCTACTCCGACAGCGACTACCGGGCGCGCGCGAACGCCATCGCATCTACACAATGGGGTCTCTACCAGTACGCCGCATGGGCGCTGCGTCAGGCATTCCCGGACACGGCAGACACCGAGTATCTGGAGATGCACGCCCGCCTGCGCGGCCTGACCCGCAAACAGGCCACCGCTGCAGGCGGCTCTGTCACCCTGACCGGCAAGGCGGCAACCACTATAGCGAGTGGGCTGCAGTTTCGGGTGAAAGGTAACAGCACCCTGTACCAGACCACGGCGGCGGGCAAAACCGGCGATGACGGCAGCGTGATCGTCGCCGCAGAGGCCACCACCACCGGCACGGAGGGCAACCTGACCGCAGGCGCAACCGGCACGCTGGTCTCCGCGCCGTCCGGCATCGACAGCGCCGTGACGGTGGTCACCATGACCGTCGCGACCGACACCGAGACCGACGAGGAGTTGCTGGCACGCCTGCTGGACGTGATGCGCCAGCCTCCTGCGGGCGGCAATGAGCATGATTACAAGGTCTGGGCTGAGTCCGTGGACGGCGTCAGCGGCGCTTACGTTTTTCCGCTGCGGCGCGGGTTGGGCACGGTTGACGTGGTCATCACCGCGACAGGCGGTCTGCCGTCAGCGGAGACGCTCAAAGCCGTGCAGGACTATATCGACAGCGTACGTCCGGTCGACCCCGGTGCGGCGGGCTGCAAGGTACTGGCCCCCACGATTAAAACCGTGGACGTGACGGCAGCGGTCGGCATCAGCGGCAGCACCACCTTTGACGCCGTTACAGCCGCCATCACAAGCAGCCTTAACACATGGTTTAACGCGCTCATCCCCGGTCAGGAGGCAATACGCAGCCAGGTGGGCGCGCTGATTTCAGACCTGGACGGCGTGCTGGATTACGAGCTGAGCAAGCCCGCCGCCAACGTCACGCCGACCGTCGACGACACCACCGTGGAGTGGATCAGACCAGGCACGTTTACCTTTACGCAGCTGAAGGAATGACGGCGTGACGCGCGCCGACTACAGCAGCCTGCTGGCACAGCTTTTACCGCCGGTCACCTATGACGCATCCGGTGAGCAGCTGAGCGCCGAACTCAGCGCCGAGGCAAAGCTACTCGCCACAGTGGATGCCCTGATTGCCGGGCTGGCGTCATCCATCGATCCGAATCAGGCCACGCTGACGCTGCCGGACTGGGAGCGGGTTTATGCCCTGACGGTGAGCGATAGCGACACCCTGCAGCAGCGCCGCGCCAGAGTCATGGCCGCGCTGGCCGAGACCGGCGGTCTCAGCCGCCAGTACTTTATCAATCTGGCCAAAGCGCTGGGGTACGACATCACCATTGACGAACCCGACGACCCCAAGTGGCGCTGGATTGTGAACGTCACCGGCGCACCGGAGCGGGTGTGTTATTTCCGGGTGGGTGAGTCCGTGGTCGGTGACCGTCTGGAAGAGTCCGGCGATCCGGACCTGGAAACCTTATTCAAACGCTTAAAACCGGCACACACCGAGTGCCTGTTTAAATATTCTGAGGGCAGCAACAAGTGAAACCCTTAATTGATCCGATTGATAGCGATGACGGCCAGTTTCAAGGTCGGGACAACCAGACCGGCGCACTGGCCACCATCGTCACGCCGGTTTATATGAATGATACCCAGGGCGCAACGCGCAGCCTGCAGCAGGAAGTTATCAGCATATTAACGGCGGCAGGTATTAAGCCTGCCGAGGCAACAAATAATCAACTGCTGAGTGCGCTGAAAGCGTTATTCCTGGCCGAAGACGACACCCGCGTAAGCGGTGCGTTACAGAAAGACAAAAACCTGAGTGATGTTGCTGACACCTCAAAGGCATTAGAAAACCTGGGTGCATACAGCAAGACTGAGGCTGACGCTAAATATATTCCTGAGACATCGATTGGCGTCCACAATGGTCAGGTAATGGCGGTGAATTCCCGTTATCCGTCAGAAAATAATCTGTCTAATGCCTTTTTGTCTAACAATACGCCATCCCTCGCGGCGGCTGAGAGCACCCATAAACCCGCGCTTGAAATCAGTAATAACGGTAATAAATCTGCCGCTGCAGTATTGATGCTTCACCGTGAGGGTGAGTTTGCCACTTACTTCGGTCTTGACCAGGACAACGCGCTGGCAATTGGCGGGTATTCATTCGGTAAAACACGTCATCGTATATACCACGAGGGTTTCTGCCCGTTTCCTATTGGCTACGTAATGTTGTTGGGTAACAGCGCTGATCCCAACACTATTTTTCCGGGCACAACATGGCAGTATCTTAACGGCACAGGATATGACGGCAAGGTTATTGCGCTGGGTACAGATGCACTGCAGACGGGCGGGAGTAATTCCGTCACTCTTGCAGAAGCGCATATGCCCCCTCACCGACATAATGGCGGTGCGACAGGTGACGCATCGACTCAACCGGACGCCGGTTCGGCAGCGTGGGGAACGGGCCGGTTTGGTACAGATGCCAAAGGCGGTTACGCCCTGATGCAGACCAGCGCAGCAGGTTCAGGCCAGGCATTCAGCGTGCAGAATGAATACGTGCATGTTCTGGGCTGGATGAGAACAGCATAAATTACATCAATTAATTTGTAGTACATAAAAAATTGCCTGCTTACGCAGGCAAATCAAACAGGGGAACTCAGTATACCGCAACACCCTTTAAGTGCTGCGCATACACAGTACCAGCTTTAACTATGGTTATAAAATGAGCTTTTCAGAAATGTGAAAAAGAGCCGCCGCAGCGAACTGGTGTCGGTCTGATGCTGCGGCGGCTATAGCATCGCTCAGTGAGCAAGGACGAGGTATAGACAGAATCAGTATGCGCGACACGCGAAGTTTTGCGAGGGTGAGGCAGAAATAATCTAAGGATTTAGTGAAGAAGGGAAAAATGAAGGCTGCCAGCTAAAGCGCCCAAAATACTGGCAGCCACTGAGGCTAAAGTCAGCACGAGGACAAACAGGAATCACCTCAAACTCTTACACACCATAAAAAAAGAACGCCCAACACAAGGGCGTTATCGAATAACGATTAAGCATCAGGATTACATCTATTGGATTACGTTACTTCAATCAGTGAGGTCGCACTCACGGTCCAGAGTATGCACGGCATTAAGAAAACAGAAAGTAAACGAAATTATCGGACCTTTTCTGTTAATTGATTCAGATCATCGTTAATTCAGTTTCGGATGCCCCGCATCTGTTAAAGAGCTTTTCCATGAAATTAATCGCATGGCTGAGAACGTTATTTAAACCCATCCCCCGAAAGGAGAGCACCATGAGCACCGTTAATATCACCGGCAATATTCAGAAAGCCGCGATCACCCAGCTGCGCAGTAAAGCGATTGTCGACGGTATTCTGGCCGCCATCTATACCGGCCCGACCAAAGACATGCCACCGCTGCGGCAACGGACTTCGTTAATCACCTGACCCTGCACAATGAAGCCTCCGTGCGCACCGCCTGCGGTGACAACTTTGACAAGATTCAGTCCGCCTTTGCCGAACAGGCGCAGGGTATCGCTGAAAAGCTGGCTGATGCAGTTATTGATGCAGATAAAGCGGAAGTCGAAAGCCAGGTGCAGACCTATGTCGACAACCTGCAGTATAAGCACAGCATTGATAACGGCTCTATCGAGCATGAACAATCAGGAGTAGCCCTTTAATTATCAGGCCAATGCCGGGATTCTCCCGGCATTGGAGCATCCATTTAAACGTCAACTCCTCAATTCAAGCCCACCTTTGTTTTATCAATACAAAAAAAGCGATCTTTATCAAAACGTTGCGATTGTGCTTTAATGTGCACCCCTTAACTTTTCGAAGAAGCAACGTGTCTGAGCAAAATCTTTCAGGAAAAATCATATGGCATGTAGCATGCGATGAATCCGGTATAGACGGGCAACGATTCTATGGATTTGGTTCGCTGTGGATGAAATATCAGAGGCGCGGTGATTTTTATCGTATTATCAAGGAATTGAGGGAGAAGCACCATTTTTATGAGGAAATAAAATGGCAGAAAGCCCACTCAAAAAAATACGCTGGCTTTTACGTCGAGCTTATCGAGTTATTCTTTAAATCCCCCTAGCTAGCCTTCCATTGTATTGTTATCGAAAAATCAAAAGTTAATAAAAAGTTTCATAATGGAGACTTTGATCTGGCCCGAAGAAAGCACTTCACAAAGCTCCTTATTACTAAAATCAGCAATGTTATTTCGGCACATCCTCTGCGAGAAAGTATCTTCAGAATTGAAGTAGATCCAATTGCATCCCGTTATAAGAAGGCTGACGAAGCGTTTCATGTGATTGCCAATAACATCCTGAAAGGGAAGTTTGGAAGACCAGATATTATAAGCAGTGTAATAACTAAGGATTCAAAGGCCTCTGAAAACATTCAGATATCTGATTTTCTTTTAGGCGCTGTTATGTGTGCTTTTCAAGGTAAAGCCTCTTCAGAGGCTAAACTGAAAGTATCAGAGTTGGTTGCATCTTACTTGAGGTGGAGTGATTTACAGCATGACACATGGCATAACGAGCGAAAATTCAACATATGGTACTTTTATGACAGGTCAAGAGGACCTAGAGATATTGAAACAAAGTCAGTAAATCTGAAGTACCCCTTACCGGAAAAGAAGTGATGCTGATGTCGACCTCACAGCCGACATGGTTGGAGTTCCAGACCATTGATCGAGTCGAAGTTACCAACTTGGCGGTTTACTTCTGGGAGCCGCCTCTTCATTCCCAAATTCATTAATTATTCTAGAACAAAGACATCAGGCAGGTCAGTGTGGCGTATGTTACTGTTTCCTGCGATTGCAGCATACTGTTGATGCACTTTCATAATTTAGCTGAATACTTTTACACCACTTTCCCGCCTCACCCCTGTAACTGTCGCCAGACCATACCCCTTATTTATGATTGCATCCGTCGATCAATCAAAAGGAATTGATCGTTTTAAAAGATCAAAAGAGGCTATAGATGAAAACAACTATCATCCCGTGGGTGGGTGGAAAACGTAAACTGGCTAAACATCTTCTCCCGCTTTTTCCGGCTCACACATGCTATGTCGAGCCGTTCTGTGGTGGCGCAGCTTTATTCTTTATGAAGGAGCAGTCAAAAGCAGAAGTGCTAAACGACATCAACGGCGACATCGTTAATCTTTATCGCGTTATTCAGAACCACCTGGAAGAGTTTATAAAGCAGTTTAAATGGGCTTTAACCAGCCGTGAGATGTTTAAATGGTTGAAGGACACTCCACCTGAGACATTAACCGATATCCAGCGCGCCGCGCGTTTCTACTATCTGCAAAAACTCTCGTTCGGATCAAAGGTCGAGGGCCGTACATTTGGGACAAGTGCCACCAGTCCATCACGGCTGAATATCCTGCGTATGGAAGAAACCCTGTCTGAAGCCTGGTTACGGTTGCACCGGGTAGCAATAGAACACCTTGACTGGCAGGAGTGCATGGGTAGGTATGATCGTACCGGCACGCTGTTTTATCTCGATCCACCATACTGGAAAACCCAGGGCTACGGCGTTCCGTTCGGCATGAACCAGTACGAGCAGATGGCTGAGCTGGCCAGGACGGCTAAAGGTTATGTGATGATATCGGTCAATGACCACCCGGACATGCGCCGGGTGTTTAGCGGGCTGGAAATGAAGAGCGTTGAAACGACTTATTCAGTTGGTGGTAACAATGGCCATAAAGCCGCTGAGCTTATTATCACTAATTTCAAGCCGTCACCTGATAAGACGATGCCTTAAATGTCTCTGTAAGCCGCCACAAGCCGTTATTCTCGGTGGCTACATCAAATGCCGCCATCTGCTCAAGCATGAAGCGGGTAGCGTGCTCACTGCCTTTAGTAATAAAGAGGATGGCCTGAAGCGTCAGCGCCGGTGCCTGGTTTAATGCTGAGACTATGTCGCAGGCGTCGTCCGTCATGGTCTGACGGATACGTGAGAAGTTCACAATAAATTCCTTCTGAATGGTGAAAAATCACACAAGCATGTGCTGCTGGGCACACTAACTCGGTAAATTCGACCAGTCCAGCAGAGAAGAGAGTGAAATGCGGGAGGCAAAGGGTAGTATAAATATTAAGCTATTTTGAAAGGTATTTGATTCTTCACCGAGACCTAAAACCCAAATCAAATACCTTTCGAATCAGTATCAAAAAATTTTCCGCGCTACAAAACCGATAACAACCTGTTGCTGCTGTGTACCGACATGGATGCTGGCCACGGCGGCAAGTCCGGCCGGCGATGGAGTACACCTTTATCCTCGGGCTGGCGCAAATCGGTCACGTTATCCAGCATCCATTTCAGATAGCCTGGATCTTTACGGGCGATCACCGCAATCGCCTGGCCGCGGTATTTGCCGAACGGCAGAATATCGTCGCGCTGGGCCGCCGGTTGCGACCGCACGATCATTTCGGACGCGCTCCAGCCCGAGGTCTCCATGATGCGAATCAACAGCGCGGCGGTGACATAACAGTCATACAGTGCGCGGTGCGCATGCAGATCCGCTGGTGGCGTCACGTCCAGCTTCAGCGAGTGCCGCAGTGCCTGGTTGCCATATTTAATGCCCGGCCACAGCTGACGCGCCAGCTGCATGGTGCATATCCACTCTCCGTACATCTCCGGCAGCATGCGGCGGTCAAAGCTGGCGTTATGCGCCACGCAGAATACGCTGCCGTGCGTGGTAGCGCGAGATCGCCTGTTCAATGGTCGGCTTGTCGGCCACCATCGCTTCGGTAATGCGATGCACCGCCATCGCCTGACGGCTGATAGGGCGGTCGGGCTGGATCAGGTCGCTCATCGGATTGACTATCTGACCGTTGATCACGTCGACCGAGGCCACTTCCACCACGCCGCCCTGCAGGCCGCAGGTTTCGGTATCAATTACGCGTAATATCATTATTTCATCTTCGGTTCATAAGGCAGACGCGACAGGCTGAGTGAGGCCTGGCGATAGTGCATCAGACGCTGGCGAAACCAGTCGCGCAGGGCTTCTGGCTGTTCCTGTGCGACCATCTCTGCGACCACCGGCATGTTATAACGTTCTTTGAACGCCACGCCCGCTGCCGCCAGATCGACATTGATTTTTTCTTTCTCTTCCCGGTATAGCTGGGCAAGGTTATGGCCCAT